GTTGACACCCCGGCCAGTACCGGGAATCTTGAATTCGCTGTAGGTCTTACCCCACTCACGGGTCTGAAACAGCAGGCGCTTGGTGTCGATGTCGGCCCCCGCCGTGCGGACCTTCACCATGAACTGCGCGGCAGTACCAGTAGTCGGGTCCGGGTTGATACCCCGAAATGTTGCGCCGTTGGGTGTGTTGTTCCAGAAGTCAGTGGTTAGCCGTGCGCCGCTCTGAATCACATCGGTGTAACACCCTGCATTGGCAACTACCTTGATGCCGTCCCAGATGTCCGTGCCACCACCTTGGATGATTGACCCACCGTAGATGTACTCGTTGGCCTTGGTGGCGGACACCGTGTCCAGCGTGTAGCCGTTGATCAAGTTGATGATGGTGTCAAACGACTTGTCGGTGGGCGTGTCGCGGGTGATGTCCATGAAGTCATCACTGACCGAACTGGCGTCGTCGGCCAAGTCTTGCAGCCAGCGATGGAGCTCTAGGACGGTGACGTAGTTCGCGGACGCTACACCGTGCGCCGGGCCAATGTATGTGATGACTTTGCCGGTGGATACCTGCCAGCTTGCTGCGTTTAGTGCCATTTAAATTACTCCTTAAACTTTCTGTGATTTTTCATGGTGTATAGGTGGTGGTGGTGCTGACGATCTCGTCATTGGCATCACGCTCAACGGTCTGCACGGCTTTGCTGGCAAAGGCGTTGTTAACGGTGACCGGCGCGGGCAGCACCTCGTTGGTGATGTTGACCACCGGCGCTTGCTGGGCTTCAACAACGTTTTGCACATGCACCGCAGCGGGCTCCATGTTGACCACCGGGGCTGGTAAATTGATGGTGTTGGCGGGCTGGTGGATAGTGACATTGGTCACCGGTGGCGCAGGCTCAGGGCCAGACCGCATGGTCGCGTGGGCTTGTGCTTGCAACAGCTTGATTTGCGCGGCTTCTAGGGCGCTGGGCGCGGGTTTGGCTTGTTCTGGTGCCGCCGGGTCAACCGGTGCTGATGGAACTGGCTGTACCGGCTCAGGCACCTTGAGTGACTCGCTGTAGAGGCCAATGGCCAGGGCTTGTTCGCGCTCATCGTCAAGTTGGCGCTCATCGTCGACCAGATCAGGGTCGTCACCACGTTCACCAATGACGCTGGAGCGGCTTCTAAAGCCCGCATCAACTTCAATTTTCTTGCCCTGCGGGTCTTGCACCGGGTGGATGTATTGCCAGCCGTGCGGCGCGTGTTCAACCCGGCGCACCGAGTCAAGTTCGTCAATCGTAATCTTGCCCGCCAGCAGCGCCGCCTCAGCAAACCATTCAATGACCGGCTGGCACAGCATGGGGATGATGATTTGCCATTGGCGTTGCTCGGCAAAGCGCCTGAAGTCGTTGATCAGCACGCGCAGGGTGCGGTCACTGACATTGCGAATGTCGCCGCTGAAAATCTCATAAGGCAGGCCCACCGCAGCAGCGGTGCCCATGTGGCCGGTGCGCATGTAGTCGCTGTAAGTGGTGCCCGCCTCGGGTGGGTTGCTCCACTCGACCTTTTGCCCGTCTTCAAGCTCTTGAATCAAGCCCGGCGTCAGGCCGACCAAAGGTGATGCGGCGGCATCCAGCCCTTCGAGCGGCAGGCCACTTAAGGGGTCGATGTCGGTGCCGCCCGCGTCCAGCGTGGGCAGGGTGCGGCTGATAAAACCAACAATCAGATTGGCCAGCTTTTGCCGCTCAAGCGTGACATTCTCGTAATCGTTGATGTCGCGCAGTTTGGGCAGCACCGGGGCCATGGCAGGCACACCACGCAACTGACCGGGGCGCTTGGGCTCGAACACATGGCACATGTCGGCAGCCATCACGCGCACCAAGGTAAAGGGGTCGATGCTGCCCCCCCGGTTGGCGTCACCCGGATGCTCTTTGTAGACCCAGTAGGCAATGCGCTTGCCGCGGTTGTTGCGCTCGATACCGCTGCGAATGGTGTTGCCCGCGGGCATGCCGACATAAGTGTCGGCGTCCAGCAGCGGCACCATGTCGGCCTCGATCAACTGGATTTGCAGTGGCACCGCAAGCCCTTCATTCAAGGAGCGCGGGCGGCGCCGGGCAAACACTTCGCCAGACTCAAGCCAAGAGCGGGTGCCCAGCGTGTACAGGCCGTGCAGATTGAGCACCCCGTCGGCGTCAGCCTGGGCCACAAAGTCATTGAACAGGTCGGTGATGAATTGCTTGCGGGCTTTGTTAAGGATGCGGCGAAAGCGCGGCGTGATGCCAATGCCAATCAGGTTGGTGGTCCATTTCTGGATCGAAGCCTCGCCCGACCAGTCGTTGCGGCTGGCGTCACGCGAGCGGTCGCGGATGGTTTGCAGCCCCACCATGGCGGTGTTTGGCCCGCTCGATGTCGGCTGCCAGCCCGCCATGCGCTTACCCCGCCCGGCGGCGTCGTATTTGGCTTTGACGGCCCTGGCGATTTGGGAAACCTGCTCTGGACTCACGGGCGTCTTGGCCATGGGTGGGCGCCCCAGGCGCTTGCCAGACTTGCTCAAGCGCGCACTCATTCGTAACCCCGCCCGGCAAAGTAGACCTGAATCCGGCGCGAGCGCCTAGGCGTGGCCGATTGCTTAGCAAACTGATCCTGCATGTCGTTGCGCGCCGCGATCAGGCTGTCGGTGGTGTTGTAGATGATGGTTTTGCCACGCAAGGTGACCGACCGAGCGCCCGCCGCAATGGCTGCGTTGAGGTTGTCAATATCGAGCTGCGAGACGGCCATGGGTCAGTCCTTATGTGTAGCCCAATGTTCGCCGCCCCCGCCAAAATCGCCCTGCGGGACTATTTCGCCTTTAATTTTGGAAATGAATTATTTATTTCAGAAATAAGTTAGACAGCCCGTGAGCAGAATCGTTTTGCCGACCTTGGCAAGTCGATCAGGCGGCGAACAGGTCAAGGTTTCCGGTGACGCGCTCAGGCACGCAATGTGGGCTGCACCACAGGGTTTCGTCTTTGCTGTTTTGCACAGCCTCATCACTCAGGGCATAGCCTTTGCGCGCAGTCCAGGTGCGGGTGTGCCAGCCGTGCGCGAGCAGGGCGTCATGTTCACCGGCGTGGCCGCAAAGCACAATGCGCAGGTTTTTGTCTTGGCCGTTGGCTTGGCACCAGGCCTGCACTTGCAAGGGCAGATCAGTGCCCACACCACCGGCGGCGTAGTCCATCGCGCCCTTGGTATAGGGCGGGTCGAGGAACACAGCGCTCAGGCCATGGCGAGTTGTCACGGAATCCTTGACAACTCGGCCCCAGTCGCCACAAGTCACGCGCACATCGCGCAAACGGGTGTGCAAGGAGGTAAACCAGTCCAAAATGAAAGCGCTGCGCGGATGGATGCCCTGCCCGGCCTGGCCCGATTCACCCAGGTGCGGGAGTTGGCGGTTGATGCCCCTCCCGGCGTCGCCTAGGTGTGGGAGCTTGCGGTTGATGCCCTTCCCGGCGTCGCCCAGGTGCGGGAGCCTATTTGACACACCAACACCTCGGGCATCGCGTTTCAAATCTGATTTGTTGACTATTTTTTCCCCGTCATGCACCCATGGGCCGGTCCCACAGCACCACTCTGCGCCAATCCAGTTGCACAAACCCCAGCACCACCAGCCTGCAATCTTGGCGTCAAACCACGCCGGGTCGGCATGCAAGCGTTCGGTCAGCGTTGCAGTTTGTCGCACCATCCAAGAGTGCCTGGAAAAAAGATCGACCTCATTGCACGGCCAGTCGGCAGCGTGCGCCACAGCCTCGGGGTCGTGCGCAATGGCGCGCCAGAAGTTGGCGACAAAGCCGTCGGCGTCATTAATGGTTTCGATGCGCTTGCCCGTGGGCGCACCGAGCAGCATGGCGGCGCTGCCAGCAAAGGGCTCAACGTAGTTTTGCACCCCGCCAAAAGCCGCCCACACCGTCTCGGCTGCGCCACTCTTGCCGCCGAAATAGGGGAACGGCGTTTTTAAGCCATTCACCACGCTAGCCCCCGTCCCACTTGCGCAATCAGCTATTGATTCAGTAGTCATATATTTCACAAATAAGGGGAGGGAGCTACGCGCCGGGCGCGGTGCACCGGGGCCGGTGCGGGTGCTTGACCCGGCACGCGGGCATTGGCTTTGATGGCGCGGCGCTCTTCGGCGTCAATCACCTCACTGTTGTCTTGCAGGGGTGCCAGCCAGGGCGGTACTGCGTTCCAGTCGCGGATTTTGTCGAGGCCAAGCCGCAGGATGCCAGCGCAAATCATGCGGCACAAGTCAAACGACTCGTTGCGCTTGCGAATCTGCGTCCAGATGCCGCTGACGCTGCGCACCTCGGCCTGCAGCTCATCAAAGAACGAAGCACCCAGCCAGGCCGGGAAGTGAATCGCGCCTGCGCCATCGTCCACGCGCTTCAAGCCGCTGCTCACGATGTCGGACAACAAATTGGGGTTGCACAGGTACAGCGGCACGTCGCCCACCTCGCGCCCGTGGCGTTTGCCCACCAGGGACTCTTTGATGATCGGCGCATTGCGGGTGGCAGCGCCCTTGTACAGCATGACCCGCCCGGCGTAGCCTTCTTTTCTGATGCGCCGAAACCAGGCATAGGCGTTGTCGGTGGTGCCGTCTTCACCGCCGGTGTCGACCACCAGCATCTTGATGCGAATCTCGCGCCCGGCATCCGGCGTGCGGTAGGTGCTGCGAATGATGCGGTCGGTCAGCACATCCCAGTCTTCGGTGTGCGAGGCCGGGTTGATCTGGCACAGCTCGTTGCCCTCTTGCCGGGTCGAGGTTTTGATCTCATAGCGGTCAATCAGCCATTGCTCACGGTGCGGCCCCACCGCATGGGCCTGCACCACAAAGCGGCTGGTCACACCACCCTGCACGTCGACCGCCACCACCACACAGCGGGTTTCTGGCGGCACCACGTAGCGCTGCAAGTCATCTTCAACCCGATCCTCGGGGTTACTGGCGGCCATTTGTGCATCCACCAGGTGGCGGCTCATGTAGGGCATGGCCTGGTCGGTGTTAACCGCCACTTGCAAGGCCACTTCAGAGCCGGTCAGCGCATAGTCACGCAGCCCCTGAAAATGTTTGTTCAGCAGCGACTCCCATGACTGATAAGCCGCCGCCACACCACCCAGCCAGTAACCGGCAATGGTGCTTTGCATCGGGCTGCCCAGGGTTTCGTTGTCTTGCGTCAGACTGCACCCGTCTTGCAGCCAGCGGCCCCGTTGGTTCAACTCATGGCGGTATTTGTAGTCAATCAAACTGGCACAGTGGGGGCACACCACACGCGCATGATGCCGGGCCAGCGCCGACAAATCAGCGCTGCGCACCTCGGCCAGCAATATTTCATCGGACGGCAGGTTGAACAGATCCAAACCGGGTGACGCCTCAAACCACTCGCGGCAGTCAAGGCATTTCCAGTACCAGCGCCTGCGGTCTGAGCGGTTGTAGATGCCCAAAATACCACCGGTCGGCGGCGCTTCATGCGGGGTTCTGGCGCGCCAGTTGGGGTCTATCTGTGGCCGCCCAGGGCTAGACTCAACCGCCGTCATGCCGCGCGACAAAAACGTGGTGGTGCGCTTGGTGCCCAGCGTGAACGGGTCGCCCTCGCCGTCCAAATCGTCAGGCATGCGATCCAGATCAGTGATAAACACGTAGCGGTAGCTGGTGGACGACAGGTTGGTCACCGTCGGCCAGGCAATGCGCAGCCACATGCCGTGGCGAAACACAATGTCGTGGGTGTTCTGGTCGCGCATGCTCACACTCAGCAGCTCACGCAGCTTGGGGGAGTTTTGCAAGGCCCGGTAGATGCGCTGCTTCGAGTACTCACGCGCCTTGGCCTCGGTCATCTGCACCATCAGCATGTCGCCGGGGTCGTTGGTGACGATGTGGCTCATCCAACCCTCGCCCAGCGCCGCTGTTTTGCCGCTTTGCGCAGGCCCCACAAAACACACCGCCTGGTGCGCCCGGCTGGCCAGCATGTTCATGGGCTCTGACATGTAGGGCGTGTCATCCACACTCCAGGGCGTGGCGGCATCCCCTGGGCGCTTCAAGATCAGCGCACTAATGGCGCCCTCGGTCACCGTCATGCGCTGCGGTGGGCGCAAAGCCAAATGACCGCTGCACACATCAGACAGCGCCAGGGCGTCGTCAGGCGTGGGGCAGTCATCGTGTGCCACGTCAAATGGCGCATTCGGCGGCGACATGTAGCCCGGCAGGCCCCAGTCTTCAGCCGTCATAGTCTCATTCGGCATTGAAATGCTCCGAACTGAGCATTTGCAGCTCTTGCGAGAGACCGGCCATGACCTCATCAATGACCCGCTCCACCAACACACAGACATCCGGCGCAATGCCCTTGCGCTCCATGTTGTCGGGTATCGAGCGCATGGTCTGCGCCATGGTGGCCAGCGCCGTGGCCGAGGCAGTCTGCACCGCCGCCCGCGCAATGTACTCACCCGACTTGATCCTCAGTTCAATCTCATTGAGCCCCGCCTTGGCAGTCTCGTTGCGCGCCCGCGCCTCATCAAAATCAAGCGCAACATCACTACCCTCATATTCCCGCCCCCGCCGACCCGCATTAGGCCGCGCCCCACCATGCCCAAACGGGTACACCGGCGCGGATGATGGGCGAATCGGCGCGTTTGAGTAGCTTGCATCAGTCGCGCCATCCGCAACGGCAGCGGTGGCGGGCGGTGTGTGACCGATAGCCACCAGATCAGGCGCAACATCTGCCAGGTCAGGGAGGTTCTGCGCAGCCGCAGCGCCCGGCGCATCCACCGTGGTGCTTGGAGCAGCATCGGCATGGGTTATGGGCACCCCGCCAGGCTGATTTAATTCAGTTTTCGCTTGAGACGGGCTGGCCTTCGGCTCACCCTGATCCGTAGCTTCAACGGGCGTTTTACTCGTTTTAATCGCATTTTTATTCGCCTTTTTGCGTTTTTTTAATGCCTTAATCCGATCCAACTCAAGCCGCTTCAATCGCGTCTTTTCGGCGGTGCTCCCCGGTGGCCTTCCCCGGCGTGTTGAAGGCGTTGTTTCATTGGTCATACCCCAAAGGTAGCGCCCAATAAATAAATCCAACTGCGGGACTATTTCGGCATTAAATTGGGTATTAAATTACCCCATTAAATTGACAAATCGGCAACCAAAGCAGCGCACGCACTTTTCACCAAAATTTACCCAATTAAATGCGAATCACCCATTCCTGATATCTAAGTTCTTTTTGATCTTGCTGCAAAGTTGACCAGACACCCCCAAATCCGCACAAAGCCTGCCACAAAGCACCCCAAACCACGCTAAATATGGCATTAAATTGCTCATTCAAGTTTAGAAAACCACTTTGAGCCGACTTTCGGGCCTCCGCCC